ATTCTTCCCCAGCTTCACTTTCTTCCCGTCTGGTTACATTAACGGCGGAGAAAGGTTCCCCGCATTCATTGCACGTAAACATAACCCCGCCGGTGCCAGTTGTGAAAGAAGCAGATATGGATGCCTTGGGATGTTTCATGCAATGAAAAAACAAGGTGTTGTGCTTCTCCCGGCATTGGGGGTTGCCACAGCCGCGCTCTATCATTGCTTCAAGATCCTCAAGGAACAGCGGATCGAATTTTTTACTCATGGATTTTTCTTTCTTATGTGGATTATCGGTATGGTTTTCCTTCTGTAAATCCGCAGTATAACCTTGGCGAACTTGCCGTGATTGACTGGATCTGTTGCGTCCCCGTTGCCCGCCACACCTAGATTAATAAGTCCGTGGAACTTGTCCTTTACGGTTTCAAAAGCGGTTTTGATGAATTCAATTTCAATCTCGCTCATTGCCCGGGCATCAATCGCAAAAATCCCCAATGAATACATGCCCGACTTATTGGGGTTATCGTAGATCACAACTTCTTCGATAGCAGCAAGAGGATCGTTTATGGGGTCAGCTAGCATCAGAACGGTGGTTCACGTCTATCTAAAATGAACTTTTTATCTGCCACGTTAATGACATGGAAATGATCTGTGCTGTTCATGGTTTCTTTGTGCGCTTCAACGGTTATAACCTTTTCTTTGATTAAGTCTAATGCGGTTTGCACGAAAGCCTGTTCGGCTGGGGTCATGTCCCATACCTCAATGTGAAGCGTAAGCCCGGTGCCCCTGTTGCCGGGCACTTCTTCATGCTCAATAAGAGTGACATCCCCAGTGCCAACACTAGCCCGAATATCTTCCATATCGAATATCATATCATGAAAACCAACTCACACTGTGGAACCATATAGCAATCGCCGTTCCCGTAGTAATCTTGGGGTTCTTTCCCGAACATCATTTCCTTCGTTGCAAACCCCTTGAATGTGAACACCGGGAACCTTCCAACCATAAGCGCATAAAGATCGGTTTGCTTGTGAAACTTCCATTTTGGGGCCGGTAAATCCCCATTGGAATACACAGTAGCCTTCACATCCACGGTTTTGCCATCAGGCAGCCTGCAATCTTCAATCGGGGAACAATCAAGCATCATATCTGGATAAAGATTGAACGCCTTGCAGAAAGCAATTTCAGCCGCCACCCCATCCAGCTCCATATCTTCATCCGATTGCGGCCCTTGTTTGGATGTGTTTTTCAGCCCGTGGAGATTGCGGTTTCTTTCCAACCTTTTCTTGGATAAGAATCTTGATAACCGTCGCTCCGCTTCATTCAGTTCAATGGTTTTTATTGTGTAGTTCATAAGAAAAGTGCCCCGGCTTGCTCAGGGCCAGGGCGATTTAATGAAGCAGACAGGGTGTTTTATGAGGCGCGACAACCGGGTGGCCGTGGGAGCGGCCAGGAAGGAAGATTTGCCCGTTCTAGGATCTCCCCAGACACTATGCCCCGTCTGCTTGCAAGTTAACAGGTTAAACGGAATGTTGTCAACTTTCATGGTGCGCATTCTTGGCTTGCCTGACAGTAAAGTCAAGCTTAATTTAATCTCGCATGCCAAAATTTACGTATGACCGGTATAATTTGGCGGTTGAGGCAGAAGAACGCATGAACGATCTTGACCTGGAGTTGTTCTGCTTCAGGGCAACGGAACGAATTGGCGGCATGCTCCCCAAGTCCATGCATTTCAGGAACATTGTTGAAATGATCTGGGGTTCACATAACCAGCAGAAACACTTCATCTGGCATCCATGGGCTGAATGGTATTTGGAGAATTCCTGCAAATGGAAATATCTTTCCGTTCTGGGCTGCGGCAACTCAGGCAAGACAGACTTTTTCTCCATGTGGGCAATCGTTAACTGGCTGGCTATGCCGCTCTACACCAAAGTGATGGTCACCTCCACCAGCTTGAAAGAATCCCGCAAGCGTATCTGGGGTGCTGTGCGGGAATATTTCATGGCGGCTGAATCATTGCCCGGTAAATTGATTGATTCGCTGGGCATGATCCGAACCACGGGGACCGATGAGGCAATGTCGGATCGGTGCGGCATTGAGCTGATTGCCGGTGAGAAGAAGAAGGAAAAAGAAGCGGTTGGAAAGTTGATTGGTATTAAGGCCAAGCGCATCATTCTGATTGCAGACGAGATGCCAGAGCTGTCCAGCGCATTAACCGGCGCATTCAAATCCAATCTTGCGCTTAACCCTGAAAGCCAAATGATTGGCATTGGAAACTTTGCCAGCGAATTTGATCCGTTGGGAGAATTCGCCCGGCCGGTGGTGGGGTATGAAAAGCTGAAGCCGGATGATGTTGAGTGGGAAACTGAGGATGGTTACTGCATTCGGGCTGACGGGCTTAAAAGTCCAAACATCCTGGCTGGACGGGATGATTTCCCCTTTATTTACAAGCCAAGTGATCTGGCTGAACACCGCCGCACCCTTGGCGAAAACTCACTTCTCTTCTGGCGCATGTGCCGCTCTTTCCCCTGCCCTGAAGGTGCGGCCAACGTGATCTTCCCAGAACAGGACTTGCGAGCAGGCAACGTTTACGCCTCTGTGATTTGGATGGCGCCACCCATCCGGATAGCCGCCATTGATACCGCATTCACTTCCGGTGGGGACCGGAACATAGCCGTGTTTGGATCCTTCGGCACAGACACAGACGGCAATCAGATCATTTCTTTTGATGAGTATCATAATCTTACTGAGGATGTTGAGATAGCCGATAAATCCCAAAACACTCAGATAGCCATTAAATACCGGGATATGTGCCAGGATCGGAAGATTCCACCCGAACATGCTGCTTACGATTCTACCGCTGGTGGCGGTATTCTATTCGGTGAAATCCTGGCAACCAATTGGAGTGCCCGTTGTTACGGTATTCAATTTGGCGGCCGGGCCAGCGAAATCCTTGTCAGCCTGACAGATACACGCAAAGCGAGGGAAGCTTACGCAAACCGGGTGACTGAAATTTGGTATGCCGGTCAGGAGTTTTGCCGATCTGGGCAACTCCGGAACATGCCCAAGGATATGGCCAAGGAACTGAAAGCCCGCCGGTATGTCACCACTAAAACGGAGGGAACACGGGTCAAGGTTGAATCCAAGGAAGACATGAAAATCCGCACCGGCTTTTCCCCTGACATAGCCGATGCAGGCATGATGCTGGTCATGCTGGCCAAGGAAGTGTTGGGCGCTAAGGCTGGGGATGCCATTATTGCACGGATGGATTTGGCCCAGCCGCATGATGAGTTGGTGGAGAAATTGCAAGATGTTGAAGCGGAAGCAGATTATAGTGAGGATAATTGGGAAACCTTCGTTGAGTTATGATGCGCCTTAAACATCGGAACAAGGTTCCGCCCGGCGGTTACTTCGCTTGGAAATGCCCCAAGCATGGCACGATCATCAAGCGGCCCAGCATGATGCGGATTGAAATGGCTGTTAAGCCTTATTGTGCGGCAAATAAGCTGCCTCAATTAACCAAGGAAGAAATTGAAGCCAACGTGTGTGAGCAGATGCCGGACCTTTGTTATGATTACGATGCCCCGCCATTAGCTCGCCAAGCCTACAACGCCGCCATGGAACTGGGCAAGTGGGCTGCGCATAAGTTTGAGGTTGCGGATAAGCCCCTATTAGAGCAACGTTTAAGCATATGCGGTAAATGCCGCTTCTGGTCTGGTGTAGAGGGCGGGCCGCTTATCAAGGGTCGGTGCGGCAAGTGCGGCTGTAGCGGCGTGAAACTCGGGATGGCAACTTCCCGCTGTCCCATTGGTCAATGGTGAGATTATGGCGATAAAAATGCAGCATGCCTGGGAGGGTCCGGCCAACCTGAACCCAGACGGGTCCGTCCCGAACACTCGCATGGGCCACCCCGGAGATGTAGTCAACCGGGTAATGACCTTCAAGGAAGCCGACGAAAAAACCCGATCCCGCAAAAGATCATTAGTCCGTGGATTGGTGGACGGTAACCCGCCTTATAAAGCTGCCCAGTTGAAGGAAGTTGGGCGCAAAGACGCATGTAATGTCAACTGGCGCATAGCCGAATCCATGTTCAACATGGCATCCGGCGCCTTTTATGATGTCCTTTCTGAAGTCCCGATGCCCGCCCGCATTCGGGTAAAAGCCAAGAACCCCCGGGATGCCGACAAATGGAGTAAGATTGTCTCAGAAGAATACGGCAAAACCCTTAAAAGGGACCGATCTTGGGATTATCAAATGCAACTATCTCAAAATGAGATGGTTTTGCACGGGGCTGGCCCGGTGTTTTTCGAGGATGAAACCACTTGGCTGAACAAAGCCGCCAAACATGGGGATGTTCTGGTTCCTAACTTCGCTCTTTCAGATGTCACTTGCTGGGAAGAGTGCGCCAAGCTGGTCACCTATCAGACGCATGAGCTGTATTTCTACATTCGCAACGCTTCCGCCGCCCAAAAAGCGGGGTGGAATGTGGAAGCGGCGAAGAATGCCATCATGACCGCCAACAAACACACCAAAGATGGTGGCATGTATAAGACTTGGGAATGGCATCAGGAGAAACTCAAGACTGGATCCTACAATCACACCGCGCAATCGGACGAAATTGCCGCAGCCCACTACTATTTCAGGGAATTCCCCAAGAAAGGCGAAGAAGAGGGGCGCATTTCCCATACAATCGTCCTTATGGATGAGGGTGAGGGCGGAAAAAACTTCCTTTTCAACAAGATCGGGCGCTTTTCCAAGTGGGAAGAGTTGGTTCACCCCCTTTATTACGACAATACCGGCGGCGGGTTCCATTATGGCGTGACTGGCATGGGCGTTCGCATGTATGCGGGCATGGAATACCAGAACAGGCTGCTCTGCAAGATTGCCGAAGATGTCTTTGCCCCTAAGATCATGTTCCGGCCGACCACGGCCAACGCTGATCAAACCCTAGCCATTGCAAAAATGGGGCCATGGGCCAAGCTTCCCCCGGGATATGACATGCAACAGGCCACTGTGCCGGGGTTAATCGAAGATTCAGTGGTGTTTAACCGCGAATTGACTGGGATTATGGGGGCAAACCTCGCTCAATTCCGGCAAAACCTCCAAACCAAGGAAGGCAACCCCATCACAGCGCGGGAAGCTGATATCAGGGCGCAGGAACAGGCCAGATTAGGCAAAACCCAACTTGCCCGCTACTACACCCAGCTTGATTGGCTTCATGCCGAGAAATACCGGCGTTTAGTAAACGTAAAAGTGTCTGCTCGCGGCAAAGGCGGCCGGGCTAGGGCTGATTTTTTGTCCAGATGCCAAGCCCGTGGAGTTCCACTGTCCGCAATGCGCAATGTGGAATCTGTGGAAGCGGTGCGAGTGGCCGGTCAGGGCAGTCAACAGCTTCGCCAGCAGATTTTGGAGCGGATTTTGGGGATCGTGACCATGCTCCCCCAAGGCGGCCAGCGGTATTTGGTGGAAGATTACATATCCGCTCTTGCAGGCCAGCAAGCCACCGAACGGTATGTGCCGGAAATAGGCGAGCCACCCAACCAGGACCATGTCACCGCCGCATTACAGTTGGCCGCCATGAAAGATGGAGTCAAACCAGTGGTCACAGAGGAACAGGACCACGAAATATTTGCCCAAATCTTCCTGGAGGGGGCCGCTCAAGCTGCGGCTTCCGTTCAACAGGCAAGGGGTGCCAACGCCCAGGAAGTTCTGGCCTTCCTTGAGATTGCCGGGCCAGCCATTGCCCAGCGGCTTGCGCTTATCAGTGAAAACCCGGCCAAGGAAGCCCGGGTTAAAGCCATGACGGAGCAATTCAACCAACTGGCCAAGTTCACTGATAAATTGCGCGATCAGGTTGCCAGCGCCATGTCTGCCGCCGCGCAGAGAAATGGGGAATTGGCCGGAATGCTCAGTGCAGAACAACTTGCCGCCGCCAAGCAACAGAGGGAACAAGCCCGTAAAGACGCTGATTTAGGTGCGGATATTCAGCGCAAGCAAACCAAATTGGGGGTTGACATCGCCGCCAAGCAAGCCAAGACTGCCCAAGCAATAGCATCACAGCGAGCTAAACAATAGAAAGTTACGATCATGCCCCTGATCAGAGTTGACGATGCGCAATTTCTTGTTGTTATTCCGTTTTGCGCTAAAGATGTCGATCTAGCCTGGAAACAAACCGAACTCATTGCCCGTCTCAATTCCGGAAAGAAAACTGAGGCGGATTGTCTTCTGACGTGGGATAATCAAACCCCAAAGGATAAGGCAGCCAGGGTAAAAGCCCAAGCTGAACGGTATTTCCGCCGGGTGTTCACCTACGTTTATCCGGCCCCACCACAAGAACCTTGGCCCCGGCCGCAGAACGCAGCCTTTCAACGAACCTGTGTTTATCTAAGTCTGTGCTTTAATTGTCCATGGTTATGGCTGGAACCGGATGCCACCCCACTCCGGCCTGACTGGCTGGATATGATCATGGATGAATATAAGAAGGGAGGCCAGCCATTCATGGGTCATATTGTGGAGGGAATGGGGCATGTGAACGGGTGCGCGGTTTATCCGCCCAAGATCGAATGGCATGCTCAAGCCGGGCTGCGTTGCACGGATGTGGCATTTGATGTGGCCATGAAAAAGGAAATGCAGGGCAAAGTCCATAAAGCCAACCACATTATTCAACACCATTGGGAAGCTGATCCAAATAGCACCATGGCGAATTGGAGCAAGGCCGGGCTGGTAACGTTCCCAACCTGGGAAAGTGTCGATGAAAGGGTGGATTTCCGATGTGCGTTCCATCATCGTTGCAAGGATGGAACCCTCATTGACCGGATTATCGAGCATAATTGGGGAGGGGAAAGCGAATCCACAATAAACGTCCCGCAGCATACCCCACCCCCCACGCTGGATGAACCTTCCAAGCCCATCCTTCAACCCCGCAATCAACGGGCCGTGCTGCCCAAGGTGGAGATTTTCTATGTGACGTATCAACGGGATTTGTCTTGGGTTGCCCCAAGCCTGGAATCCATTGATCTGTTTGCCAAGGGTTTCGCCGGGGTGACCATGCTGGTTCCAAACACGCAATTAAAAGTGTTTGAACCAATCTGTAAAAAGCACAGCGCCAAGCTTATCGGGTTTGATGAGATGCCCGGCAAAGGTATGGTGCATCATATGGTCATGCTCATGAGCGCGGATAAATTTGTTCCACGTGGAACAACGCACGTGTTGCACTTGGATCCAGACTGCATTTTCTTTAAGCCAACGCACGTGTCAGATTATTTCACAGACGGCAAACCGCACTGGGTGGTGCGCACTTACGCCAGCCTGACCGGCGCCAACGGGTTGACAAGTGATTGTGCTCAGTGGGAGAAAGTCACAGAGAAGGCGTTAGGTTACCCGCCGGTTTGGTATACCATGTGCCGACATCCCTCAATTTTTTGTGTGGATCTGTATGCCGGGCTGCGCAATCACATTACCGACATTCAAGGCAAGCCATTTGAGGATTATGTTTTATCATGCAAGAATGAGTTTCCGCAAACCTTCGCAGAATTCCCAACCATGGGCGCTTGGGCCATCAAAGCCCATCCGGATCGGTGGTTTTGGATCGACGTATCTCAGGGCTTGGCGCCCAAAGACCGCCTTAAGGTTTACTGGTCCCACGCCGGGCTGGACCAGAGGATGGAGGACGGGCGCACGGCGAGAGAACAAATCAAGGAAGCCTTCGCCCAAGCCCAGAAAGACAAGCCGAAACGCGGCAGGCCAAGAAAGAAAAAGTGATCCTGAATTTGGTATCGTATCCTAGAAGTGGAAACAGTCTTGTTACCACAGCGTTGCTCCTTTGTTATGAGCCGGTTTGGGTGCGGGATAAAAAGAAGGTTAAGTTTTGCCCGATGGGGAAGCTTAATCCATTGCCCATGCTGGAAGAGTTTGGGGCCGCTGGAAAAGATCCTCAAAGGTTAAATGAATTCCACAGCGATGATTCAACCGTGTATGTTCTTAAGCAACATTACATGCCTCATGATCATGCCGTTGGGGATGTGCTGTATATCTTGCGTGATGGAAGGGATGCCACTCTTAGTTATGCGAGATTTGATGTCCACAACGCTCAACGTGACGGGCAGCCCTGGACCTATGAGGAGCGGGTTAGATATCACATGGATGTGGATGCCAATTGGGCTAATCATGTCACAAGGTGGAAACAAAGCGGCAAGATAGGCGCGACAGTTCGCTACGAAAACCTTTGCAATGATCCGTTCACCACGGAATTAAGAGATGCTCTCTCAAGTCTTGGGTATGTTCTTAAACCCAAAAAAGCCATGCCACCATTCACTGAGTTGCATGCCAAGGATCCCAACTTTTTCCGGAAAGGAAGGGCTGGCTCTCACAAGGAGGAGTTTCCCGAGAAACTGTTGGCGGGGTTTAATTTAAGATTCGGTGAAGTGTTGAGGAAATTTGGATATGCCGCCGATTCGACCTAAAAATGCAACCATTTGTCATTACAAAAGAAGGTTGGGCGGGGTTGAAACATGACACACACATGACAAAGTGGATTGCATCACATAAGGATATTATGGTTGAAGGTTTTCTTAGAGAAACGTTATTGCCGTTAATAAAACCGGGAGATCACGTGTTGGACGCTGGTGCCCTTTACGGGGACCACGCTATTCCGTATGCCAGGAAATGCGGCCCTAATGGGTTGGTTTATGCGTTTGAACCAAACTTGGATGCGTTTAACTGTTTAGCCCACAATATTATCAACGCAAACAAAAACGGGCTGGTTGCTCCGATTGTTTCAATAAATCTCGCTGTTGGAGCCGCTGATGGGGTTGCCCCGTTGAAAACATTCAATAATGTGGGCATGACGAAAATATCTGAACTTGGGGATGGTCAGTGCATGATTGTTCCCATAGATCGACTGAGAATAACGAAGCTTGATTTCATTCATCTTGATGTCGAGGGGCATGAGTTCTCCGTTTTAACGGGGGCATATGAAACGATAACGCTGTGCAAACCCCACCACATCGTTTGCGAGCTGGATGTAATCGGAAAAAATGGGGCCGAATCTGTTGCATTGCTTTCAGCCGCCGGATACACACTTATGCCTGGAACCGGGAAAAAGCATGGGGTTGATCCCGTTTTTGTTAGAATACAAAAATGAAAAAGCTGTTTGTCATTTCTTATCCTAGATCCGGGCAGAGCTTGTTTATTCACGCTGTTCAATGTCTTGACCATGTTTGGACACAGGCAGAAACAAAAAAACCCTTTCAATGCATACTGGGGAATGATCTTTTTGTTAATAAAGAACGCTTCGCGCCAGACATAAAAACAGGCTTGGAGAAGGTCGTTTTTTATCGTGGGCATGTGCCGATGTGCTCAGACCCGTTTATTCACGTGGTGAGAGATCCGCGAGATGTGTTTTGCAGTTACGCGAGATATGTATGCAAGGTAAACAAGAAATATTCCTATGCGCAAGCATTGGAGATTTTCGCCAAAGGGAAGGCGGCTTCTTTTAAGGGTGTTAATACATTGCCAAAAAGCTGGGGGGATTATATTGAATATGCCGAATCAAATCAAATGAGAATGGGAACCGTTTTATATGAGGAAATGATTGTTGATCCCGTCGAAAAGGCCCAACGAGCTTTAATGCAAGCTGGATGGCTGACAAAAAAAGCGAGAGAGATGCCCCCCTTCAAGTGGTTTGAGGCAAAATCGGATTGGTATTACAAACGCGGACGGAGTGGGTATTATAAGCAGGAGATGCCAAAAAAAATTCAAGATATTGTGGTAAAGGCAAATGGTGAAATAATGAAAAAATTTGGATATGCCTAACCTGCTTTGATGTGAGGGAGTGCTTATGATCCTCATTTCCAGTCACCGGCCGCATAGCCAGGGGGGTTGCTTTCCTCAAAACCAGATTGCCGCCCATCAGAGCTGGGAAGGCGTGGCCCGCCGGATCATTTATTTCGGTTCCTTTGAACAGTCTTTGAGCGGTCCGACCACTCAATTTATTCCATCCACAGATTTTCCGCGCATTAAAGACATGGCCACCATGGCGGGGCGTCAGCCGCAGATTACCGCTCTGGTAAATGCGGATATCATTCTTATCCCGTTGATACACAAGATTGAATTCAACATTCAACGCGGGTTCGCCCGGGCTTGCATATCGCGGCGGCATCATTTTGAACCAGGAGCGCAAACCCTGGATCAAGCGCGGGATGATCCGTTGGATCGCGGGAGGGATATCTTTGTGACGCGCCCAGACATCTGGAGAAAGGTTGCAGAGGAAATTCCTCCCGTGTTCCGAATCGGGCATCAGAAGTGGGATGCGTGGCTTTCGGATTACTTCAAAACCACCCAAGGCAAGTATTTCACGGATTTCACCCGGTTGAGATGCGTTTTCCACCCCATCCACGGGGACCGAAAAATGCCCTATGCACCGGAATTAGAAGATGTTAATATGCATTATCCAGGTTGATTATGAACCTTAACGATTGGCAGAGTGATGAGCGGTTAGTTCAATGGGCGCGGGATTTGTTTGAGGATCCGCGCTGGAAACTGCTCGCCGGGGTCATGGAGGAAGAACACCCTAAAAACTACCAGAAACCGCAGGAAATAAGCGCCGATAGGGAGCTGGGCGTGATTTACGGTTATGATCGCTACGGAAATAATCTTGCGGCTTTAGCCCGATCAGCGCCACCGACCGGTGTGCCTGAAGCCACGTTTGCTCCACCGGAACTCGAAAAAGAAGAGGATTAATATGCCACCAGCCAAACCACCCACTCAAGTGCAAGATGATGTTGTTCAACAGCCTGATTCCCCGCCGCCGGGGTCCAAAATTAAGCAAATGGCCGCCAAGCTGGATGCTGCTCTTGCAGATGATGTGCCCGCTTTGGAATCAGATGAACCGCCCATCACGAAACCAAAACTTGAAAAACCTGCGCAACCAGCGCAACATAAGGATGATGGGCCGACTAAAGCGGCACCGAAGAAAGGCAAAACAAGTGAACCTTCACTGCCAAAACTTAAAACTGTCGCCGGGCCGGAACCTAAGCCCGCGCCAGATGTTGGCGATGAGCCAGGGCCAGAACCTGAACCGGAACCGGATGGTGGTCCGCGTAGCCTGGACGATGATGACGCCGTTCCACCTTCCATTAAAAGTCAAAAGGCTGCCGATGACTTTAAGCTTATCAAAAAGCAAAGAGCTGAAGCTGAAAAGAGTTACGCCCAGGAAAAAGCTGCACGTGAAAAGCTGGAAGGAGAAATCGCAGAGCTGCGAAAATCCGCTGAATCCAAGCCAACTGGACCTTCTGGCGAAGAATACAAAAACCTTGTGGCTGAACGGGATAAACTTCAACAGCAATTGGAAACCGTTGCGCTGGAGCGGAGCGACCGATTCCAAGCCAAGTATAAGCGAACTTTTGAAAGCGCAATTTCTAGGGCAAAGAATGCTGTTGGGGACGAACACGCCGCCAAGATTGAGGGTTTGATGGCGTTGCCATCCTCGCACTGGCGCAACCAACAGATTGAAGCTATCCGGGAATCCATCGAAACAGGGGTGGGCAAAGGCCAGTTGGATCTTGCTGTGGCCCAAATGGATGCCGCCCGGGACGATCAAGCCCAAGAATTGACCAATGCTCATGAATCCTACAAGGCATTGCAGGAGGAAGAAAAACAGTCAGCAGAGAAGCTGGCAGGCAGGGTTGAAGCTGAAAGGGCCAAGATGGTTGAGGATGCCAAAAAGCTGGCTGCTCAATCCACAGCCTTTGTTGAGATTGAAGGTAAAGACGATCACAACGCCTTGGTTAAAGAGCGGTTCGCCCGGTTGGAGAAATTCCTTAAAGGCGGGGATCCAGAGAACGCCGCCGCCACACTCGTTAAATATGCCGTTATGGCTGAAGAAGATCAGTTTTTAACCACCCAATACATTCCAGCGTTGCAGGAACACATCAAAACTTTGGAGGAAGAATTAAGCGCAATCTCCGGCGCTGAACCCAGCTTGGGCGGGACCACACCCACCACACCCACCAAAAGCCGCAAGAGAAAAGGCTTCACAGAAACTTACCTGGAAAACATGCCCCAGACATAGGCTTGACACCATCCAAGGTAGGGCTTAAGTTCCGCTCATAGTGCGCCGCCGGGCGCCTATCCGGCATCTTGCCGCCAGTTAGTGTTCGCAAGCGGCTGCGAACCGCCCAATAGGAAGCTGGCAACTTCAGGTAGCATACCCGTTATCTTCCGCGAGTGCGGTTGTGTTTGGGTATCAATAACTTAAGACCACCTTTTTGTTATGACCTGTCAAGATGTGTTTGATGCCTTTAAATTGGCAACCGAATCTCTGGATGAAGAGATTTACTTGCGGGCTTCCTATCGTGGTATCTGGATCAACCTGATCCAGCGCGGAGAATACAAGAAAGGAACGGGGTTAGAGCAAACCACGTTCACTCTTGGCCGATCCGAACCCACCAGTGATGAGGAAGCATGGCCGTTGATTTCACTTGGTTCTGGGCAACAGGCTTGCGCTGTTACCTGGAATGACGTGAATTATGGCTTTGAGGAAAGCCAATACCACCCAGAACAACTGGGCTTGCGTGGTCCGATCATCTGTAAAGATGATTTGATCTTCCACCACCGGGCGGAACGGTTCCTTGAGGGGTATCTGCGAGCGTTGACGAAACGTTCCATGCGCAGTTTGGAAAACCGACTTTCCAATATCTTTTGCCACTTCTCACCGAAAGTTCCCGCAACCTCCTCTTACACCACGATTGATGGATCCACTGGCGATCCTCCGCAAGTGCCAGACTTGTCCGGCGTTTCGGAACCCACCAGTGAGTTGACCCAGGAGATGTTGGAACAAACTGCCGCTGAATTGAATGAGGCGGGGTCAAGCGACATCAACACCGATGGCTGGATCAATTTGGGCGAGGATGGCCCGATTTACCCGCTGTATATCGGTCAGGAAATGTCCCATCAAATCCTGTTCAATAACGCCGACAGGCGGCAGGATTACCGGGATGCAGACACCGGGGCTGGCATGGGTGCCATGCTTCTCAAGCGTGTTGGTGCGTCTAAGGTGATTGGCAACTTCCGGCACGTGATCAACTTGTTCCCTCCGCGATATCATTATGTTGGCGGGGTTGGCCTTACCAGAATCCCCACTTGGGTGATGGTTGCCGGGACAAAGGGTTACGTGGCGCGAATCAACCCGCAATGGCAAGTTGCTGATTTCGAGCGGGCTGACGTGCTCACTCCGTGGGTGTTCCACAGTGAAATCATTCGGCCGGTCAATGCGGCCGCCGGGTTGTCCTGGAACCCAACAACTTACACTGGCGAGTGGCAGTTTGTGACCGGGCCGGACATTGACACCAACGGCGATTGCTATGATCCGCTGAAGAAACGTGGGCGGCATTTTGCTGAATACAAGCATGCTCCGCGACCGATCTTCCCTGAGTTCGGGCGCAGCATCTTCTTCAAGCGATGCCGACCGCGAACCTACACTGAGGTTACCTGCACCAGCTAACCTAATTTGATTAGGGGCAATCTTAATCAAACCGGGGGTGGTAGATACGGTTTCGGGTCTACCGCCCCCACAACCAATTTGAAAAATTATGCCTTCCGCTCTGCCTTTCCAGTCCGATTGCTGTGATCCTTGCGATGACCCCAACGTGCAAAACATCCCCGGTGCCAAGGGTGATCCCGGCCAGGATGGGGCAGACGGGACCGCTGGAGTAAACGCCCACACCACCCTTACCGCCGATTTCACCATGCCTGCTTTGGGTGCGGTGGTGTCTGGGGTTAAAGTGGTTCAGTCAGCTTGGATGAGCGTGGGGCAAATCCTTTACGTTGAAAATGCTGGCTGGATGCGGGTGGATGCCATAACCGATTCCAGCACAGTTAATTTGGAGAATTTGGAAACCGCCGGGGGTGCTTATGGTGAGAATGTGGCACCCACCACAACCGTGCCCAGCGGCAGCACGGTAAGCTGTGGAGGATTACAGGGGTTGTCTGGGGAAGTTACTTATGCCGCCAGTGGTGATATCGAATTGGACGGGAGTTCTTTGCCCCGCTTAGGCATCACCACCACCGAAGGGGATCTGATTGTTTGCAATAGCGCCACCGCCGCCAAGAACACCCGGCTGGGCGTAGGCGCAACTGGCGCATTCCTCCGCGCCAACTCTGGTGTGGCTGGAGTTAAAATGGAGTGGGCCACCATTGATCTTTCCAATGCGGCAAACTTCACCGCTACATTAGCTTTGCCTGTCACTTTGGGTGGAACGGGCGGCATCACTAAGACTACCGCTTTCGATAACCTATCCCCCTGCACCACTAAAGGGGACATTATCGTTCATAACGGCAGCGATAACGTAAGGGTAGCGGTGGGGGTAACTGATGGCATGTTGCTGATGGTTGATGCGGCCGAAGCGGCTGGGGTTAAATACTCTAAACTGGGGCCAGACAATTTTGGGGACACAGCGGAAGAAGTCACAGTTGAAACCATCATTCTGCGCGAGCTGCAAACCTCTGGCACAGACGGGGACAATTCCAGTGCCACCCCGGGATCTTGGGGCGCTCGCAACATTACCGAAGCTTCCTCTGACACAACCGGCGCGGTGGGTGCATCCATTGCCGCCCATACCGCTGGTGGTGTAGCTGGAAACAAATTTACTTTAACCCAAGGTTTCTATCGAATTCGGGCAGAAGCAGTTGGGTATCAGATTGGCTATCATCAAATCCGGTTTTGGAATGTTACCCTGGGTGTTGTCCAACCGCATGTTGGATCCGCCAATTTGATTTACGGCACCACCGAGAAAAGCCCGGCGGCATCAGACATCCCAACCCGCAGCGTGTTGGAGGGACGTTTTGAAGTCCAAGCCGCCAGCGAAGAATTTTGCATCGAACATTACGCGGAATTGGCCAGTGTGGTGGCTGGATACGGCAAGGCTGCATCCATCCCCAGTGTCAGTGAAGTGTTTTTGATCATCCGAATCGAGAAGATAGCAAAATCTTAAAGCATGTCTGAGAAATGGGAAATCATTGCGGCGGGTAAATTGCAATCCGCCATCAAGCCGCTCTTTGCCGTTGACCCAAAGGAAAGCGCGACGATATACCAAATCACGTTGGTATCGGATGATTCCGGACAAAGGCAGGTTTCTGTCTACATTCAAAAACGACTTCCAGATGGTTCCTTCAGTGAAAATATTCTCTTTTCACCAAAGGGGCTGCTTATAGATGAAGGCGACCGGCACGATATTTTGGATAATCCTATTCAGCTTGGCGGCAATGATTCCTTTAATGGTATCTGTGATGTTGCTGATCAAGTTCATTTCATTGTCTTTGGAATCACCAAGAAACCATGAAATGTTTCAACAGAAAAGGTGAACTGAAGGTTGCCACGAATATTGGGCAGTTTCTTTTTGAAGGGGCGCCCAAGGTTCAGGATGACACGGATAACCTTTGGCGCTGGTTAAGAAGCACAACCATTAACGGTGTCCCAACTCTCTATTTATCCCAATCCGCTGATACCACTCCCGGCCGTGAAGCCATTGTTCAGGATGACGTAGACGGGCTTTATCGCAAAGTTCGATCCACCACCATCAATGGCGAGCATGTCCTTTACCTTGAGGATTATCCATAATGAAACGCACCATTCTTGCATTTCTCTTAAGCGCCATGACCGTCTTGGGCGCCGGTTACCCGCCGGTTACCTTGATGGTTAATCGGACAAACCACTTGGTTTCAGCTCCAACCAATTTTCTGGCATCGAACATCTTTGCCAGTGCGGGCATCACGCTGTTTATGATCCCCACCAATGGTTATCATGCGCTGTTGATTTCCAACCACAACCCGGTGGCGGGTGCGGCTGATGTGATTGTGTGGACTAACGGGGTTCCCGCACACACTAATTCCATAATCAACTTCATCACCGGAACAAACACCATTATCAGGGTAACGAACACCACGGAGATTGATATTGCTGTTCATGCGGCTGGGGGAGGGAGCGGTTCAGCAGACGGGCTTTACCGGCTGGTGGACACCAACGGCACTTACATTGGGGCAGGGAACACCAACTTGCAGTTTGTGATGAATGAACACATGCAAGTTTCCACCACCACAGCGGGCAATACCAATTATGTGGAATTTTTGCTCACCAACATTACCAGCCTTGCGGGCGGTGAACTTATCCTTGAAAGCGCGACAAACTACACTGATTCAGCAACCAACGATCTTTCTGGAGTTTTAGTTACCGCAGATGAGGCAGTTTTAGAGAGCGCAACCAACTATACGGATGCAGCTACCAATGCACTTTCAGGGGTGTTAGTTGCAGCAGACGAAGCTGTGTTGGAAAGCGCCACCAATTACACCGATTCAGCAACGAATGATTTATCTGGCGTGTTAGTGGCGGCTGACGAAGCAGTTCTGGAATCGGCCACGAATTACACTGATACAGCGACTAACGATCTGTCCGGTGTTTTGGTGGCGGCTGATGAAGCGGTGCTCGAAAGCGCCACCAATTACACGGATACCGCCACGAATGACCTGGACGGGGTTTTAAGAACAGCAATGGCAATTACAAATGCTTATGTTCCATCGAATACGTTCAGGGCTTTTTCTGGGACAGGTTCTCCAGAGGGGGCTGTGTCTGCTCCGGTTGGAAGTTATTACATGCGCACTGACGGGGCAGCAGACACTTCCGCTTATGTGAAGACAAATGGCACTGGAAATACGGGTTGGGGTGCTGTTTTGTTTGCTCCGGATGATTTGGGATCTGGAGGTGGGCAGCCAGCAGATATCAGCCTTTCCAACGTGACCAGCACGACATTTTTACTAGGCAATGCCAGCCCAGAGGGATCTGTCTCCGCCAATGTTGGCGCCATTTTCATCCGAACAAATGGGGCGGCTGACAGTGTGATGTATGTCAAGACGAACGGATCTGGAAACACTGGATGGGGTGCCGCCCTTTATGCGCCAGATGATCTTGGGGCCGGTGGTGGAGATGCTGTTTCAGTGAACGGAACAGCCGCCACGGATCCGAACTTTACCAATGCTGTTAATCTGCTTTCGGTTGATTCAATCGGGATTGACTGGATATTGTCCGGCGGGGCAACTGAAATAGCGGGCGAATTCAAGATCGACACTGACGATTTTAATGTGGGGGGCGTGTCTAACACGTTGGAACTTGACGGTTCAGTTCTGAAAACAAATCAGTTGGCTTGGTATAGCTTCACGAATGAAAGCGGGCAATACTACCCGAATTCACTCAGGGCTGACATGAACCGTCGCCAAGCCATTTTCTTTGATGATTTTAACAGGGATGCGACAACTAAAGGGGGGGTTGATTCTTCACCACATGGAACAGAATATACAATTGATCATGATGTTTTAGACCGGCAACCAGGGGATGTGGGATACCTCACCAATGGGTTTTTCTGCCACGATCAACCAGCAACCAGCAATCGAAATATTTACTTGAAATACAAGCTTTTCAGGAAACCAACCCATATTGGTGTTCGGTTTAGAATGATTGATAACGGTGGGTCTGGTTTGGGCGGGGTTACTATTGCCTGTTCCTCTTCTGCTAACTGGTCTACCCGTATGGTTCACCTTAACGCCAATCGAGAGGGTGCCAATTTGTCTCTGACAACTAATGGGGTGGGTGGGTCCACGTGGGGCAATTATGGAGGTGTGTCTTCCGGTGCTGCCATGACTAATGGTGAATTTGCAGAGTTGACCATGGATTGGCTGGGTAACGACATGCTCATGATTCGGTATAGAGGGACAAACCTACTTGTTCATCAGCACATGATTGATGAAGCTTGGGGAGAATATCTTTATGTGCAACTTGGCGGCGGGAACAACACCCTAACATGGAACGAGATTGATTCCATTTGGGCTGGGGATTCAGAGTGGAAGGCTATTGAATACAGTTCTGATTTTCTGATTACCACTAACGATAAAAACGCGGGTCTGTATGCTCAAGATGCTCCACCTACAGTTCATTTAAGCGGGAACCTGACAAACTGGAATGATGTTGGAACAAATGAATTTGTTACTGTGGATGGGGGGGAAGCCATCTTGGAATCTTCCACCAATTACACCGACACCGCGACTAATGACTTGTCTGGGGTATTAGTTTCAGCAGATGAAGCCGTTCTGGAGAGTGCCACTAATTACACAGACACCGCTACCAACGATTTGTCAGGGGTGTTAGTTGCAGCAGATGAGGCAGTTTTAGAGAGTGCAACCAACTACACCGACACCGCCACGAATGATCTTGATGGGGTGCTTAGAACCAGGGATGAAGCGGTGCTTCAGAGCGCCACTAATTACACGATTCAAGCCACCAGTGATCTTGCCGGGGTGTTGATTGCCGCAGATGAAGCCGTTTTGGAATCCTCAACCAACTATACCGACACAGCGACCAATGATTTGGATGGCGTTCTGAGAACGGCAATGGCAATAACGAATGCTTACGTGCCGTCAAATACATTTAGGGCTTTTTCCGGAACAGGAACCCCCGAAGGTGCGGTGACTGCCCCAGTTGGCAGTTATTACATGCGCACGGATGGGGCTGCGGATTCCTCCGCTTACGTGAAGACTAATGGCACAGGGAATACCGGCTGGGGTGCGGTGCTGATGGCGCCGGATGATACCGGGGCTGGTGGGGGAGATGCCATAACGGTGAACGGAGGCGCGGCAACGGATCCAGACTTCACTAATGCAGTTGATATTCTTTCGGCTGACGCGATTGGAATTGATTGGATTCTGGACGGCGGCAACCGGATTGCGGGCGAAATGAAGGTGGATACGGCTGATTTCATGGTGGCTGGGGTAAGTAATACAATAGCCATCACCAACACCACTGGCACAGATGGGCTTGTGCGGAGCAATCAACCCACAATGAATGAAGCTGTGTTCGTTGGTGAAACTGTGATCCATGACAGTCTTTATGTGTCCAATAACGCTGAAGGGGCTGTGGTTATGGGTGATGCTGACGGGAGCAGTGATTGGGTATTGCAGTCAGCCGCCACTATGACTTTCAACACGGTTTTTGTTGGGCCAACCGGGCCAACAAACGGAGTGCCCTTCTTCACTGTTTCAGATGGCACGAATATGAACTTTGACTTTGCTTCCTTTGGGGAAGCCGCCGCCGGTCAATTTCTTGCTTATACCAACGGGGAAGTGCGCTGGACGAATGCTCCAACTGGCGGTGGTGGCGGTGAGATTGCTGGGCGGGATGGAGCTGCCACCAACCTGACTGCCTGGGGGTTGGCACATCAGACTAATCTTTACAACACAGCCGCAACAATAACGATTGATCTTCGGACAAATAACGCGCATTTCGTTGCCATTGATCAAGATGTCACATTGGATTCATCCGAGCGTGCATCAGGAAGACAGGCAACACTTTTCCTGACGAATAAACACGCCGCAAACCCCATCACCGTTACGCTTGATAGTGCTTGGAAGCCGTTTCCCACTAATAGCTGGACCTTCGACATTCCATCCCAGCGTTATGCTGTGGTGAGTTTGTTTTGTTGGGGAACAACGGAAGCATCCGTGTGGGCGCAATACAACAATGGAGCACAGGCTACCGCTGGAGGAGATGGGTTGTTAACCACCATTGGAACCAACGGGACGGCTGTTGGTGTGGCGAACACCAACGTCATGATCACCCACCAGGAAAATCTTCAGGTCAATGTCACCACTTCTGGCGGGACAAATTATTGGGATCTGGTTGTGACGAATGTGCAGGGGTATGCCGCCAACCTTAGCGAATGGGATGATCTTGGAACCAACAGTTTCTTGACTACTTATGTTGTTCCTTATGATGAAGCCGTTCTTGAGTCAGCTACCAACTATACCGATTCCGCGACTAACGCACTTGCCGGGTCTGCTCAAAGTTGGGATGAAGATGTTTTGCAATCCTCCACGAATTATACTGATACAGCAACCAATGATTTGTCTGGAGTTTTAGAAACGGCAGATGAAGCGGTGCTGCAATCCGCAACGAACTATACCGATGCAGCAACCAATGCCCTTTCCGGTGTGCTTCAACCGCAAATTGACACCAAGGCGGAAACAAACGCACCAACACTTTACGGCCCCACATTCCAAGGCACCGTGACTTGGACAAACTTCCCGGTTTCAATCGGGATGGCTGCCAGTGATGAAACAACAGCGATCACAGCAGGCACAGACAAGGTAACCATCGTTGCGCCTTTCGCCTTCACGCTTACATCCGTTCGGTGCAGCCTTACCACAGCCCAGACTTCGGGCAATATCTTTACGGTGGATGTGCATGATGACGGGACCACTGTTTTTTCAACGAAAGTAACCATAGACAACACGGAGACTAGCAACCAAAACCCGGTGACCCCAGCCGTTATTAACGCGCCCTCCATAGCCGACTGGTCAGAGATCACTGTGGACGTTGACCAGATCGGGGATGGCACAGCAACCGGGTTGAAGGTGTGGTTGATCGGATACAGGAGTTTGTGATGAAACTGTTTTTATTGTTACTTCTTGCGCCGTTTTTGGTTTGCGGTCAAGGGTTCATTATCAACCCATACTTAGTTGAAGCCGCTGGCGGTGAACCGACAACTAACACCACCACCTATACCTGGACTTTTGCCAGCAGCCTTGAAGAATTAGGGGATGCTGGAACAAATGCCAACGTGGTCTGCCAGCATGATTCCGGGGATGGCAATCCAAGCGGCGCTTTACAGTGGGAGTGTATTTCAAAAAACCACACTGGCAGCAATTGGGCCAAGACAAATGGAACAGGATCAACGTGGATTACGCTTGGTGTGCCTTCCGGGGCCACGGTTCTTTCTGTGCGGTTGACTGACTGGGAAACTAAGGTGTTGGCAGTGGCTAATCTTGGAAGCCATTCCTGCCAGTTTGATGTGATTGCGAATGATAACACCGTAGTGCATTCCGCTGGCAGTTTAACGAACTTTACACTTCCAACCTCCACAGATGGATCGTTTGTTTCACGTGGGGCCGCTCCAATGCGTGACGTGGATGGATCTTATCAGGCTGCATCCACTGGAATACGGTTTCAAATGCGGTATGATGTTACCACAACCGGCCCATCTGGAGGACTGGACGTGAGAACCGACTTCGACAATATTGACCTGGAAATCACTTATTACCAATGAAACGGTTTCATCCATCCACTTGGCTGTTCTGTGTCTGCGTAATCGTGGTGTTGCTTGTGGCCGGGACCAAGGCATGCAAGGGGCAAGCGTTCAGCTTCTTCGATGTCGCGCAGCAAGCGTCTGCGGAGCAGGAGGCGGGTGGCGGATATGAAGATCCGAACGATTTAAGCAACCCAATTCTCTGGGTTTATGGGGATGATCTAGCTTACTCAGACGGCGACAATAAGGTAACAGACTGGGCTGATAAAAGCTCCGCCGGGAATGACCTAGAGGATGATAATGGTCGCGTTCCCGGGTTCACCAACACCATAGCGTCGATCAATAATCATTCCGCCGTGTCATTTCGGGAAGTGGATGCGTTGTATGCGGTGGGGGCCAGTATTACCCCGCCCTATACAGTATTTGTCGTGGCTCGCTTTTTCACCCTTGGGACCGATGCTCTTATTGGCAGCACCAACCTCACTAGTGGCTACGACACCGTTTTGAGGATTAACAGCTCCGGTCAGTTGATTGCCCGTGGAGATTCTGTGCCTACTCAGATCACTGATACCACAGGCACACCCGCGAACACGTGGCGGCTAATAACCGCCCACTTCGATGGGGCAGACAGCTTCATACGCACCAATGGGGTTCAGGCTGCCTCTGGGACCGTGGGAAGCGATAACATGGATGGTATTGGTGTGGGTGGAAATGAAAACTCTTGGTTCTTAAATGGTGAGATTGCTTCCGTTGTGATAGACGACGCCGATACATCACTCACTGATATTGTGAACACGGAGAACTACTTAAGCAACATCTATCAGTTTTTTACATGGTAAAACGATTGGCTATTTTATTGCTCGCGCTGCCCTGTCTTGCCGCAACCTGGTATTGTGACATAGACAACACTGGGTCTGGCAACAACAATGGCACATCTTGGGCCAACGCATGGACAAACTTCGGTGCGTTCTCCAGCAGCAATGTGTGGAGTGCGGGTGATACCTGTTACATTTCTGGCGGCACCTACGACTTCAGGCTGACCATGAACTATTCCGGGACGGTCGAAAACCCCATCGTTATTAAAGCTTCACAGGAAGTTGGGCATAATGATTTGGTTATAATCTATGTAACAGATGATTTCGGGGTAACGCTTCCTGGGGCGGTAACTCTGGACGGGGCAAAGGACGATGATTGGGCGGACAGCAACATAACTGGAACCCCAGATGTTTATAATATCACCAACAATATTGGCATCCGTATCGTTGGGAGTGTTTCTGGTGATGGAACTGGGGCGTTAGGTTTTACTAAAGGGGTTGGGTGTAGCAATGTTCTTGTAAAATGGGTGGAATTGACCAATCACCTTGATGGAGCGAGCAGCGAGCAATATGGGGTGCTGATTAAGCACACCTCACCTTACAATTACGTATCGAATGTGATCGAGTATTGTTACATCCATACTACAGGGCAGGATGCTGTAGGTTGGAAGACGAGCAACGCGGATCCAGACCCCACAGATTGGACTGTCCGCTACTGCTTCCTGGATGATATAGGGGATGATCACTTTGAAATCAAACAGGGCATCACTATTCATCATAACATCATCCGTGAAAGCAACAAGCGGAATGGCCATCCTGACGGCATAAGTGGTTCAGGCAGCCACATCATTTATTATAACAATATTGTTTATGACATTTACGGAAGATATACCTACCCGGCCACGTGGACGGAACACGCCACCAATACCCATTTTTATGGCAACCTGATTTACTGGGATGATTTTGATGATTTTGATTCGGATGCAGAAGGTCTGTTCACGCCAGCCTGGGAGGATATAGGCGGGCTTGGTCCTCCAGACACAAACAGCAGTTGGACTTACATGACGTTCGCAAACAACACACTTTGGCTGGATGGGTCCGGGCTGAATGGAAACAACAGTCCGGATGGGGGCATTAGACTGTTCAATCGTTATGCAGCTTCAAACACAAACACTTTCACTTGCACGAATTGGGTAATTAAAAACAATATTGTAATCGGTGGATTTCAAACCGGCGCTGATCTGAAGGGAACCAACGGCAATTCCGGTGGAGCGGGCTATGCTTACACCGAGGCGAACATGGCGTTTGATTACAACATTGTTTGGTCCACAAACGCGGCTGGGAGAAATGTTCGGTATTGGATGACAAATCATGCCGATGTCCTTGATTTTAATGATGCCGTGGACAGTTACAGCAATAACAAAACAAATGAACCCGTGTTTGTGGATTTAAATGGGAGAGATTTTCGACTGGATTCATCAGATACCGCCGCACTTAATGCGGGAACGGACCTGTCCTCAAGAAACCTTCCAGGTTTGGACACTGATTTGTGGGGCAACACAAGGGGGTCAGATGGAACCTGGGATATTGGAGCACATGAATACACAGATAGCAGTGAACATGATGCCATTGGGGTAAAAGGACGGACAAGATTCAAGGGACGGACAAAAGTAAGGTAACTTA